TCTGCGTGTACGTAGGTACCACAAAGAAGCCCGAACGCTCACGGTCTTCAGAAGCTGCACGCATAAACTCTTCTTCGTACATCTGCTTAAGCAGCATGACGCGGTCCGGCGCTTTCTTGACTGACAAGTAGTACGCCAAAGCGGCTACCAAGCAAGGCAGGAAACGGAAAGAGATGTCAGCAGTGTTAGTAAAACCGCCCGCATTGTCCATGCGGCGAATAGCGTAGTAGACAAAGGTCCAAGTCTGCGTCGCATCAGGAGATGGGTACAGAAACACCTTGGCCGGAACTGTGCGCTGAATGTAGTACTGCGCAGGGCGTGACTGAGTCAGCTTGTTAGGCACATGGAGCCACTCAGCGCGGCCTATACGGTCAATTGTGATGTCCTGCTGGGTAGACTGGCCTGCATTGGTCCGAATCACGGCTGAGAGGCCGTCAATTGTGTCTGCGGGTAGGTCATACTCATACACCCCGGGCGTCAGCACCTGCTGGCGCTGCTCAATGGTCCAAAGGTTTAATCCTCTGTTTGCCCACTCTGCAAAAATCAAGTTGACAGAGCGTAGCGCCGTCTTCATGTCGTAACCGTCGCGCACTTCAATACCGCAGCGCTCATACGCCTCAGCTATGAGGTCGTCAAACTGCAGATCGAAATCGGATACGCCGGAAACAGCCATATCAGTAGATCATTGCTGTGCGGGCACGGGCTGCACCAACACCACGGACGGCAACTTTATCGCCTTCCAATTTCTTGACGTTTTGGTTCAGGGTTTTACCCTGTGACTGGCCCATACCAGCAACCATGCCGCCACTGGCAAAACCTTTTTTAGCAATGCCTTCGCCTTTTTTTGCGAGTCCGCCGTCTTTATGTTTCATTTTGCTATCCTTTTAAAGTTGTTGCCATTAAACGATCTAACTTTTCGTCCAATCTGTCTAACCTGTCCAAAACACGGTTGATGTCTGCATGGACTTCGGCTTTGGTCACATATTCCTTGGCAATTTCTTCGCGGGTGCGATTGAGCAGGATCTGAAGACGATTAATCTCAGATGCCTTGTCGCGCAATACCCAACCCACGAATCCTATACCGGCCGTTAGGATCATGTTCCAAACAACGCCTTCCATTTAGCACTTCCACTTCCGTAAGCTTTTGTTAATCCTGCTATCTGGATCCTTGGCAGTCTTCTCGCTTGTATTCTTCTTTCGCATGCCTTCCATTCGGGCACAGAATGAATCTTTACGAGGACCTCCCTCTGGCTGCGGGGCCTTTAATCCGGGTTTACCCGGATTAGCCTTGTTGTAAGAAGCACGGCCCTTGGCGTTTAATCCGCCACTAGGACTTTTGCCTTCTTTGCGCTGCCAAGCAGGAGACTTAGCCATTTCAGTACATTTTGCAAGGCTTGTTACGAGCCAAACCTACACCACGGGGCGTAGTGGAACCAGAAGGAGCCACTGTTTTGCGTGCTGTTTGCTTGGGGCCGCCTTTAGCCATATCTTGCTTCTGTGCACCGGGCTGAACTTCGCCTTGGTACTGATCGTCTGCCATTTTTGCTGCTCGTCCCATTTTGGACTCCTTATCCGTAGAAGAATGTGACCGAAGTAGGTCCACTGATTGTTAAATAGGGATCATCTAAAAAGACAATACCATCTCCGGGAATTAAAACAGAGGTAGAACCGTTTCCTGCCGTACTAGCAGGAGCAGCTATACGAAGTCGCTCTACGCCGCCAGAACCACCATCTGTAAAAGAGATGTACCCAGCAGATCCTGCAACAAAGTAGACTGCTTTGATACGCGCGCGCGGCTGACCGATGCCGGTGGCAGCAGTCGTGGCCATCGTCTTCGCTTTTACGTCATATTGAAAACCCATAATTAATCTCCTTGTAAACGGGGGCCGAGGCCCCCTAGATCAATTAAGCAGTACGGGTAAACACGTAGGCTGTTGCGCTTGAGAACATGATAGTGAAGCGCGCAAGGCCGGTTGCACCAGCAGCAATGGTCAAGTCACCAAAACTACCTGCAGTATCAGCAGCAGCGCTAGACAAGATACCGTTGGTAGCAACAGCAATGGTCACAGTAGATGCGCCAGCGGTGTTATCCACATACAACTCTAAAACAGTACCACGTGTTGCACTAATAGCAGCACCAAGTAACGTGCCTGTTGGCAATGTGATGGTTGTAGGAGAAGCTGAAGTAGAAGTGATGTAACCAGTTGCAACTTGTGCTGCAGTAGCCACGCCAGTAGCGTTAATTGCGGCAGTAGTGGGGTGGTTTTGATCTGTAAAAACCAGATTGGTGGTGTTCAAATCTGTAACGACGGTGGTAGCACCAAAAGTAGCGTTAACAGTGACTGCGCCAGTGGTAGCGCTCTTGGTAATTGCTTGGAAACCATTTTCGGAACGAACTGGTCCATTAAACGTGGTAGATGCCATGATTTTTCCTTACATACAAGTGAAGTGCATCAATCTGTATGTCGTCAGCCGGGACTGTTTGATGCACCGGATTACCCCGGAGTGATTGCAATATACACCAAATAAAAAGGGAGCACAAGGCTCCCTTTTCAAATATTTCCGAAGAAATATTAAGCGCCGGGCGAACCGTAAGCGCCACGTGGGTCAGACCAGCCGAAGCTGTAACGCTCACGTGCCTTGTAACGAACGTTACCTGTGTCAAAGTCGCCTTCAAAGGCAGTCTTGATGGGTGAACGCTGGAACATTTTCAAGCCGTTAGGTGCATCAGTGATGATGAACCAAGCATTGACGTCAGTCAGGTAGTGATTGACGGCATAGCCTTCTGGGAGCATGCCCATGGACTTGATAGCGTTGATGTCGTTATCAGCAGTGCCAGTGCGCAAAGTGCTCTTCATCAGGCGCTCTGCAGTGAACTGCAGTTCCTTAGGAACAATCATCTTGCGACCAGTCAAAGCGACCTTCAAACCACGCTCGTCGATGAACGCGGCGATGTCGATCAAAGCCTGCTCCAACGATGTCTCGTTCAGATCTGCTGCCACTGCGGGAGTGTTAGAGTAGTTCTGAGCCAAGGCAGTTGGGTGATCGGTTGCGAACAATGCAACGCCGTCGCCGCCGGCATAGTTGCCTGCAGTGAAACCGTTGTTCAACACAGAAGCAGCTTTTACTTGCTTTGTGAAGCTCATTGAACGAGCCATAGCTTTGGTGTAACGACCTGACAAGCGGTCATACAAGTTATCTTCCACAGCTTCCTCTGTCAACGCGAAGGCCATAGCGATGGTCTCGTGTGTGTAGCGGGCTGTGAAGGATTCCAGTGCTGTGTCGTACTGAACACCGGCACCCTCGGTTTTCACCGGGGCTTGACCGAAGCCAGTCAACATGACCTCTTCTTCAAATGCACGATCAGATGTCTCAATAGAGAAAATCTCTTCGTGCTCGTTTTCGTAACGCTTGTACTCTAAACCGAACAGTGCGTTCAGGCCGGGCTCAAGTTCTTTTACCAGTTGGGAACGTGTAATAGCCATGATTATGCTCCGTCAGCAGCAACACCGACGCTACCGTACTGGTGTTGATTAAGTTTAACAACAACAACTGTATAGGTACCTATTTCGTTGTCGGGCTGCTCGCTCACACCAACAATCTTGAATGTCAAGGCTGCAGTTTTTGCAATAGAGGCAGAGCTCAATGAACCAGCAGAAACACCAGTCGTTGTGCTACCAGTTGTGGAAGCAGTAGGATCAGCGTTTTTGCCAATATTGGCCTGAGTAATTGCACCGTCGGCTTGCACCAAGAACAGTTGTGATGGGTCATCCAACACTTCGCAAGCAATAATGCCTTGGTCAATGTTGACACTACCGGGGTAGAAGTTTTTCCATGTGGGCTTGCCCGCACGGGTTGGGTCATAGTACTGGCAACCGTTGAACACGCCTGTGGGGGCGGTGTGCGTGGATGCGTCATACTTAATGATGTAACCGTCATATACGACGACTAAATCGCCTTGATAAATTGCTCCGGCTTGATTGTCCTGAATTTGATAGCCATACTGCTTCTGGGCTCCAGTAGCAGACAGGTTACCAACGGGACGCAGGCCAAAAGGCTTATTTACGTTTGCCATTTGTAGCTCCTACAAAAATTAAAGAATCAACCTTACGGCTGACGGAATGAAGTGCGCGAGCTCCTCTCGGGGCTCTGGATCCGCATTGTAGAGTGAGCGTTTTCTCGCATCATCTCGTTGTCAACAGCATGTAACTGTTCCTGAGCCTTACGGCGGTAATACTCGTTGCGCTCTGCAATCGTCTCATCGGGAACTCTTGCAAGCAAAAGTCCACCTACAGAAACAACTCCAGCATGCTTACCGTCATCAACGGTAGGCATCATGCCTTGATATTCTTCGGGCAACTCTTCGAGACGGACTAGTTCATAGCCCTCACGAAGACGACTGTAGACGTTTGCTTTGTCTAATTGCCCGTTTACTTCGGCACGGATCCAACGATGCTTAAACCCTTCGGGGGCAGGAGGCGCGTCAAGACGTGAGGGAGGGGTCCAAGGACGGCGACGCTTTTCCGTATCGCGGGTTGCGCGGGGGGCTTTGTCGATAGTAACTTTAGTCATTGTTTCACTCCTTAACATACTTGGCATACTCTTCAAGAGGAACGCCCAGTTTTTTTGCTATAGCAACCTGACTCGGCGAAAGCCGGACAGTACGGCGC